TCAAACACACCTTCTACCAAAGTAATAGGTTCGTTCCAATTGATTTGATTCTCAAATACAATTACATCTCTACTTACGGGTGGATTCTTATACTTCATTTTTTCATCTTCATAAAATGAACGAGCTACAAAGTAATTAAGGTCACCATTATCATCGTAAGAAGGTATAATAACCCTACCACCATATAACCCATCTTCGCAATATCCAATGTTATACTTTACGATATCAGCTTTTGTGATAGCTCTTTTATTTAGGTAGTGGATAGCTTGATTATATGATGGATTAAATGAACCAGTTGGTTTGAAATATAATTGTTTGAATTCTTTAGGTAATTGTAACTTAGCTACATACTCCTCTTTAGAATCATATTCAGGCTCATCACCATATACATCCCTAACCCTATTCAGGTCTCTAATATCTACATTAAGTTTGCGAAGTAATGAATAGATACTTCTACCTTTAGAATCACATACCCAGCAATGCCATCTTTGTGTATCTAAATTAACTTGAAGTTTCTTTTTGTGGTGGTTACAAAATGGACAATGATGTGCCTGTTCATTACCTTTAAGTGATGAACCTACGCCTAACGTAGAATCTAATATTGTGATTATTTGTAATTTGTTTCTACCAGATAGCATACTTTGGATATTATTACCTCAAATATACGAAATTTATCTGATATTACCTAATTAATGGTTTGAATTCTTGCAGTCATATAAGAAATCTGCTAAAAATTGTAATTTATTAGCTATATTCTCTCTTGGTTGGTTTTGAATAACCATATTTTTAAGGTCTATTAGGGATGCAGCAGCTATTTGTAGTGCATCATCTTTTGCGTTTAAGTAAGCTTCGGAGATTCCGTACTTTTTTGCGATTTCAGGTATTGTCATAACTTTAGTTTATAATATCCTTACGAAAGAATTTTCCCATAAGGTTTTCGTTTATTGCTTGTTCGTTGGCCAGCACATCGTAATGAAACTGCCATTTGATTTCGTAATATGATAAGGATTTTTTGGAAAAGCAAAACTGGATAATCTCTCTTTCAAAATCACCAGCTCTACCTTCTTTTACTTCGGACTTAATCCATTCGTTTGATGAATAGTATTTCTCCCAATCGGAAGTACTTCTAACAACTCTCTTTCTAGTCTTTCCCTTTAAGGGTTTCAATCTTCGAACTTGATTTAGGGACTTTTTCCCTATATAAAATCTACCAGTTGGTATATGTATCATTTTATAGACAAACCCAACTGCACCTTCCGGTGTGTTTTCCTCCGTAACAATATTTCCATTAAATTTCCAACTCATTGATTATTTTTTGAAAAGTTCTGAATACTTTTTTGTAGTATTCACTGCACCTTTTCTAGCTTTACTAAGTTTGCTCTCATCCGTTGTTAGGTTTACCCCACCATCGGCACTTATTGGAGTTTTATCTCCACCTTTAATATTAGCTACTCCTGTTTTAGGAATTGATTTTGTGTATATATCAACAATGCTTGCCATTTTTATATGTGTTTATTTAGTATAAATATAACGTTATGTATCAAAACGAATAATAAAATTTACAGGATAATCTGGCTCCGATTTAATTGGTTGTGGTAATTTTGCAACCGCTAACAAATTTAATGAATCATCATAAAGTCCAATTGTTGTAATATATGGAGCTAAATAAGAACCAGTTGGGTCTAACGAACCACTATATTCGTAATCATCAAAACTACCATATTTGTTAGGGTCTAACTTAGAAACATATGCGTATTTTGAATTTCTTACATTTTTAATCCCAGCATCATAAAAAGATGTAGTAACTAAATCATTTGGTTTTTTTCGTAACGATTCGGCTCTACTTGTAGTTATTTGAACTTTTTTAGCACCATCTTCATATATTGCGGATGGGTTTTGTGAAAAATTAAACTCTCCCTCCAATACTGGTATGAATATTTCATTTTCATATATTGTTTTTGTAGAACGAAAATCTAAAGTAAATTGAGTTAAGTTTCCAACGCCGGAGCCACTTGTTATATCTCTAGTTAAAACAACCAATCCCCTATCGTAAAAAATATTACCAGCTACATTACTACCGGAATCTATTAAATTTGAATAACTATCATCCGTAAACGTTTTTGAAGTTGCATCGTTAGTAAATACAACCGTACCTGGTTTTATACCTTCTCCGTAATAAGATTGTGGAATTGAAAAAACTGCCATTTCTCCTCCCAGAACTCTTTCGTTTTTTGATGTATATGACCTTCTTTTTCCAACCTCAGTTAACATAGATGATGTTTCCGGGTTTAAATAAAATTGTGCTTTTATTGAACGAAATAAACTTATTTTAGAATAACCATATGATTTTTCTTCAATTTCTGCGTCATAATCTCCAATACTCCCGCTTTTAGCAAAAATAGGTGAAATATCATTTTCATCCAATCTCCATTCTTTATAAACTTTGAGAGGTCTTACAATAATATCGGATTTTGGAATTTGCTTTAACATCTATTATTTTCTTTTATATAAATATTCTATAAATGAAAAACCCCCTTTGATTAGGGGGCTTAGCATTTTATCTAAAATAATTATTGTTTAGAATGAAAGTTTAACTTTAATTAAAACTTCTTTATCAAACGATTTAACAATTGGTTGAGAAGTTTTTGCTACAGCAATAAGTTCGTTTGAATCATTGTAAAGTCCTACAGTTGTAATAAATGTTTGAGGGTCAGTTTCAAACGTTGGTTCGGTAAAGAATCCATCAGCATCTACATATGTAGGGTTATTAGAGTAGTTAAATTCTCTATTTGTTGCTCTTACAAAGAAGTGTTGAGTAGAAATATTTTCAGTTCTACGTGCTTCAAAATCACCACCTTGTTTAATTGCGTAAAATAATAATTTTTGATTAAACGCTTCGTGTGTTGTTGCTATACCACCTTGTAAACTACCTGTATTAGCAAATCCAACCTCACCAACATTACCAACCACATTACCAATAGCTTTGGCGTTAAGAACTATGATACCTCTTTCAGGATAGAATTCTCCGAATCCTTCGCCTGTTGCGGTATATCCTGCTTTTAAGTCAGTAGCTATATCTGCTGAATGTTTAATTGTTGCTTCACTTTGAGTTCCTAAATTTAATGAACCCGAAACTACTTTAAATACATTACCAGCCAATCCATATGTATCTCCAAATTTCTTACCACTATTATCAATAAAAGTAAATAAACCATTAGAACCAGAAAGTTTTAATGACCAGTTACCAGCATCCATACTTTCTCTGTATCTGTTTCTAGCTAAGTTTATAAAATAACAACCATTTGCTTCAGTTGCAATATTGGTTGAATTATCAAAATTAAATTTAGAATCAATTGGGTCTAACAACATTGATTTGTATTGTGCGTATGTTGCTTTTGTTGCCAATAATGAATTATCATCAACTGATAAAGCCGCAGAACCACTACCATCAACGTGTCCATATGCTATTGCAAATTGAACTTCTTCTTCATCGGTGCTTGCCGGTGATAAATCGTACACATTGTAATAGTATTGTCCACTTTGCTGTGCTATTTGTATAGATGATGTAAATGCTGCATTTAAAGAACCAGAATCATTAGACCATAGTCCAGTTGTTACAATTTCTATTTTTGCGTTTACTTTATCAAATTCACCAAATCTTTTGTAAATACCGGTTGTTTGTGCTCCAACAGTTGATATTTGTTGTCCCGCAGGCAATACCGAATTTAAAAGTGTTACAAGTTGATTTGAATCTACCGTTCCAGTATTAGCTAATGCTGCTATTTGGGAGGTTATATTTGGGTCATTAATTAGTGCCATTTGTTATGTCTTTTTATTATGCTTTATATGTTACAATCACAGGTATAGTTTGAGAACCTCCAGTTTCATTACCATATACGGTAATGGTTGTAGATACATCTAACGTTAAATTTGGGTTTGGAGTAAATCTGAATTCTAATCCGTTTACAACCTGTGCTGTTGTTGTTATCTCATCTCCTAAGAACAATGTATTACCTGTTCCACTTGCTCCTCTAGTTACTGTCAACGTACCCGCTCTTTGGTCTGCTAATACCATAGTATATCCAGCACTTGCATTTCCTGCAGGTGATGTAGTTGGTAATAAACCAACAGCACCTTCACTTTGATTTACACTAATTGAAGGTACACCCAATCTTACGGTTGGAATTTGAGTTGTTCCTTTCGGAAGGGTAACTAACTTATATCTCAATACTTGAGTTTCATCAGGTGAAGCTTCGGTAATAGGAATAGCTCTAATTGCTGAATCGTAATAAGCCGAACCCTTTGGATGAGCTGGTTCGTATAGAGTATAATCAATCTCATCATCTCCTAAAGCGAACTTTGTAATGTTCAAAGATTGTCCAGATGCTAATTTTTGTCTACCTTTTTTGGTAAGAATTGCATCTACTGTTATTTCTGTGTTATCTAAATATGCCATTTGATATTGTTTTTTTAATTCTTTATTTCTAAAATATAAATATAACCAATTATTATTTTCAATTATTAATTCTTATAACCGTTTCTTAAAATTAATCAACTTCCAAGATAGGCTCTCCGCTTCCTCTACCAGTCTTAGCAACTTTAAGAATATTAGGATTTGTTATAAATGTTTCTACCGCACTTAATCCATCTGGTGTGGTTGATGAATTTTGAATAGACCCTTTAAAATATGAACGTCTTAACCCTTCGGATAAATTATTAACATATTTGTAGTGTGTTGGTAAATATCCTTTAAATGTTTCTACACCAACAATTTCATTTCCAATTGATATACTTCCACTAAAAGGTAGTGTTGAAACTTTATACCTGTATAGTGTAACTGGGACTTTTTCGTATCTTACAGGCTCGTTTAAAGCTGCTCCATTTACCGGCCATCCTTTAACTTGAGTTAATATTTTTTGAGTATATTGTTCTTTTACAACATATACATTACTTCTACTTGATGTGTGATTTCCAAAAATATTATCAAAATAATTAAGTTTGGTAACCCCATTTTTTGAATATAATCCAAACCCTCTATTTGCCAAAGAATTCGGGTCCATTCCAATTTCGGTAAAGGTAAATGTGTCAGCTTCACCAACTAAACTGGCACCAACTGGACATTGTATTTCGGAATTGTAAAATGGTGCACTTCCTTCAAGTTCTGGCTTTATAGAATTTAAAATTTCACCATTATACATTATATTTTCACCCACAATTGATGTATCAGTTATATCAATAACCGAATCGTAGTTATTCAATTCACCTATCAATTGACTGGTATCATCTATAATTAAGTTAGCTTCTTCTACGAGATAATCAGATGTAGTAGTTATATTTCGCTTTGTATCGATATTTGTTTCAAAGTCATTTCTTTCGGATACCGGTTTTGTCCATTTAATTTTACTTCTTTCTAAATAGTGCGGCTCAATCAATAATCCTTTTACTACATTGGTTCTTGCAGGCGCTAATTCAATTAAAGTATCAAATAAAGACCTATCAATATATTTAACCAATCTTATATATTCGTAGATATCTCTATTTTCTAATCTTTCAAAATAATAACGTCTTAATGTATCTAATTCTTTGTAAGTTGTTCTATATTCATCGGATGGATTTCCTATATAGTTATCTATATTAAAATCACCAAATGTTTTTAAGATATCCATATTTAACTCCTTAATTGGAGAAAAGAATAATCCTAAACGATTTGTATCTATTGGTGCTTGGTCAAATGCTTTTTTAGTTGCTCTTGTTTTATACGATAAATCGGTAACCAATGATGCAGATTCGAATCTAACTTTATTAGAATATGTAAATCCTAACGATGGAACATTAGCTGTTACGGTTCTATCATATGGAATATATTGATACGGATATGTTGCCGCAGAATACATATTACTTGCGGTTGCAGAACCTTCTCCATATATTTCACTAATTGAAACGTTTTTAATATACGGGTCTAAAATTCTATCTTTTGGTTTTTCAAAATCCAATCTGAATACCAAATCCGATGTCGATGCTGTATATGAGTTTCCATTAATTGCGTCTGGAAATAATGTATGGTTTTCAAATTTACTTCTTTGTAAAGGAACTCTCCATAATCTTACTTCATCTAAATTTCCTTCAAATCCATTACCACCAATTTGTAAATAAGAACCAGTTTCCCATTGTGTATCATCAGTTTGAATGGACATACTAACCGATGTTATAATTCTCTGCCCATCACTAGTTCCCCACCATACCTCAAACCAAGAAGAAGAATCAGGACTATTATGTCTATTGATTACAACTTGCGAATAGTGTTCTGTTGAAATTGGGAAATCTAAACTTCCCGTTTTTAAATCAGGACCATATGCGTATGGTTCATTGTTTATATAACTAATATAAACCGTTGCTGGATTTGATGCACTTGCAAATGGTTCTGCAAAATATGTACTCGTCGATTGGTCTCCACCAAAGTTTAATTCTAATTTACCAAAAGAACCAGTAGTTTGTACTAAATCCAAAGTCCACTCACTACCACTTATTAAAGTATATGTTGTACTTGGTAATTCGTTTGGTAATATTCTAAATTCAATACAATTTGGATAATCACCACCATTAATATCATGCCACGGAACTTTAATATTCGAACTACCATTTCCATTTAAATCTCCTTTTAAATAAAATGCAGCAGTTCTATCATCAAATGTAAATTTACTAGTACCACCTTGTGTTGGGTCCTGTGGTCCTCCAAATTCCATTATTGTTAACATAGACTGCGGAACACCATAACACGCCATAATGGCTTTCATAGCTCTCGCAGTACCTTTGTGTTTTAACAAATAAGGTAAGTTATTTAATATTCTTCTCCAAACTTCATCATTAGCTTCCGATAATGGCATTCCATATTTTTGAAATCCGTCTTTTGTTTTACCAAATGCATATTCCCATAAGAAAGGTGAATTAAAAGCGTTTTTAGGATTCCAACCAAATGATTGAAGCATTTGAGAAACCAATGTATTTGATAATCCACTAATTTGTTTATGTTCTAATATTTTATTTCTATCTAATGCTTTAATATACGCCCATACAATATCGAAGTGTTGGCCTATCATATCTAAGAAAACTATAAAATCATTATTGTTATAATCTTCTCTAATAAATTCAGGTATATTATTTACTAAATAATTAGGATTGTATTTATCATAATTTGCCGCTTCATCTATTATTGCACCATACCATGCAGTCACTAATGGATGTGTAGTTTCTCTTAAAATTAATGTTCCTAATCCTGTTATTGGATGTACATATAATACTTTTGGATATGCTAAATTGTTATTTGATTTGTATAAAAAGTTTTCAAATCCATCAAAATTTCTTAAAATACCATTTATTGTATTTAATACTTTTTTAGCTTCGCCGGCTTGATTCACACCGCTTGATTGTGCAATTTCCCATTGAACATCAAACAACCCATCTTCGGTTATTACCTGAAATCCATTTTCTGTTAGAATACCACCATTATATCCATCATACGGTGGAATAAACGTTGTTGCTATTAATGCCTCATACTTTGCTTTATAAGTTTCTAATAATTTTACTTTGTAAAAGAAATTAGCAGCTCTTTCTTCAGCTGAACCAAAGTGTGAAAACGATTTAAACGTATAATCCGAGCCACTTACATATTCTAAATTTAATTTAGTAGTATTAACAGTTGTTCCTTCTAAATATTTGTTAACTATATCATTTGAAGTTATTGAACCACTTGCAATTAAATCATCCAATATTTGATATGCAACTCCATTATTTTCTTCTAATGAAAAATTAGGACCTTTTAATGGAGGACAAAAACTTACATTTTCACCAGTTATATTTATTGTTTCTATAATTGGGTCTGACTGTAATTTTGAAATCCATACCTGTTGGTTTGGTTGTATTGCAGTTGATAGTGGTTCATATAATTTTAAAATTAAAGAACCTTCACTGCCCAACCAAGTTGTAATCAACTTATTATCGTTTGGTAAATGTAATAAGTGATTTAAATATTTTGATGATTCATCTACTAAAGATGCAGTATTTAATTGTGATATAAACCCATCAACCAATCTATTAATAACTACATTTCTTGGTATCGTTAATTCACTTTTATCAAATTGTATTGTAATAAATTCTTCCTTACCAACAACAACTTCGTTTCCTTGTTCGTTATATGGAATTAATTTTAATATCAATGATATTAAACCATCACTTTCGGTATATTGTGCACCAGATGAATTAAGTAATTGGTTATAATTTAACGTTACATTTCCTGCAGCTGTAGCTTGGGTATATTGAGAACTTCCCAATGCACATATTCTTACATAATCAGTATTTACCGATTCATAACTAATTTTAAAATTTACATTCGTACCTACATAATCTGGGCCTTTTATTAACGATGGATAATTTATATTTCTAATATCCGGTACGCCAACATATGTTTCAGATACCACATTTAACATCAGTTCAATTGGCTCCCCATCGTTACCATCACTGGTAAATGGTATTATAATTATTCTATACTTGCCTACTATTCCTAATTTGCTTCGTGGAATAGAAATTAGTGCTGATTCACCCTTCTCTAATTCCGAATATGTAATTTCTTCGTTTGCAAATTTAACCCTTACTCCACTTGTAAACTCATTTTTATAAATTCCAATTAACGTATCAATTTCAGAATTTATATTATGTTTTCTATTTACATCTGGATTGACAAAACTTATAGAGGCTACATCCGATAATATTGCCGATATAGTTTCTGTTTCAATATCAATTAAATATGCTTTATCTATTGTTATCTTAGTACTAACTGATTCCGTATCGGTTACTGCTGATAAAGTTTGACCCGTATAACCATCCGCGGATACTGTTAATTTTGTTATTCTCGATATAGTTTGTTTTCCTATACGAATTAAGGATGGCTTATCACTTTGTATTGTAACAATTTTACCTAACAATGTTGTTATGGTATTAACGCCTGATTTAAGTGGAACTACTTCTCCTGGCCCATCTACATTATCAATAAGTAATTCGGCACTATTATCCGCACCAGTTAATGAAACGGTTAATGTTTGTATGTTTCCTAAATTATTATCATCTCCACCATCATCTGAAGTGCTGGTTTTTTGCAAAATAAATGTAATATCTTTATCAATTTCCGCAATCGTATCCGGTTGTTCAATATCATTTATATAATGTATTATTTCAAATTGATAAAACTTAGTATTTCCATAATCTGGATTTTGTTCATCTATTGATGGCAAAGATTCAAATGTAGATAATCCTCTAATTTTTAAATTATTTGTTTTTCCGCTTTCTGAAAAAGGTATTGCTTTATAAGTAGCGTTGTCAGTATAATCTGGATTTGGTACTAATGTTATAACATACTTTTCAATACTTTTTTGATAACCATTTCCAACTACTGTAATTTCATAATCGCCCTTATTAAAAATATCGTTTACGGATAATTTGAGTTCACTTGGGGTAACTAATCCAGATGGTTCTCCATTTATATAAATCGCTGCTTTTGTTTTTTCACCAGAATATGTTTTTGTAGCAATATCACCAACTACACAATTTATTTGTAATTTTCCTGAGAAATTTGTTAAAGGTGTATTGGGTATATCAGTAATTATGACACGTGGATTAGGGCCAGTACCGCTTCCGCCACCGGCTCCACCGCCACCGCCTCCTTCTTTACCCAAACCACCATCACTTAATATTTCTTCTGCTGCTATCATCTATTATATAATTGTATTTGTTTAATATTATGCTTATTGCTGTGCCTCTCTCCCTCTTGGTCCATTAGCTAAACCAGGATTAAATTGTCCAGTCATTCCTCGTGTATCTTCATCTGCACCTCTACCATCTCCACCAGAGCCGCCACCAGAACCACCACCAGAGCCACCATTACCACTTTGCCCATCAGGTGCAGTATATCCGCATTGAGTTGAATTGGCTATAATTAAAGCAGTATATTCTCCACCTTTACCATCTGCGTATTTACCAAATAAATCAAATCCTTCACAAAATTCTGAAAGAAGTGTGCCAGAAGTTGGAAAAGGTTTTTCTTTTGCCATTATCTTTTTTAATTCCAATTCTTTATTACTTTCTACAAACGTTTTTCTTTTCTTTTTTGTTAATACAGGATCCGAAGTATCTACTAGTAAATCACTTTCTTTAGTTTGTAGTATTTGCCCAACTTCATCAAAGCTTTCATCTATTCCTTCATCAAATGTTGCAGTAGATATTAAATCTTGCTTTGGTAAATAAAAGTTAACTATATCTGTAATTAATTTTTGACAAATAGCAACAATGGTATCAGATGATAATGTTAATGGAGTTTTTGTTTGTTTACGTTTACCATAATTTACATCATTAATATCAGATATTCTATTAGTAAGTTCATACGCTGCTGCTTCTCTAAATTTCGTATTAATTCTATTCACAAACTCATCAAAGCTTTTTATTTTAAATTCGCCACTCATTTTACTAACCCAATTTTCACTATATTTTGTTTTTAAATATGTACCTATTATATTTGAATCTACCTGTTCAATTATTTTGAAAGCTTCAACTATTGTATCATCTCTAAAATCTTTATTAGATACAAATAATGAAAATCTTTCTTCCAATTCTGGATATTTTACTTTTGCGTTTTTAATAGGAAATAATCTTACCTCTGTTCTAGATGGTGATATTTCGGAAATCCATAATTTATCTTCTTCTGAATCAGAACCAACTCTTTTATTAATTAATGTAACTTGTGTCTTAAATATACCATTATCATATCCTGCTTCCCTTAACAATCTTTCCGCATCTATAAAGTATTCATTTGGAAATTGAAATTTTTGAAGAACCGTACCTTCTGCTATTAAAATATAATCACTTATATTACTACTTGTTAATGGTACATATCTAACCGTTTTTCCATTTACAGCTTTTTGTGGTAACTGATTATCATTTGAATCATATACAATAAATTCAATTGCATCAGAATCTCCAAGACCAAAAAATGATTGCAGATTTCCTTCTTCAAATATTTTTCTATCATCTGAACTAACTCTGTATCCTTTGTTATTTATAATATCTTTAAACGTTTTTATTGCCATTATGGTTTGAATTTAGCTCCTCTTTGTAATTGTAATCCAGCTGTTAAAGTTATGGTTGAGGTTGTTGTTTTTATTAGGAATGAGCCAGCATAAAGGGTATCCTTGCCAACATTCAAACCAAGAACACCATCTTTATTAGTAGGTACAGTTACTAATTTTCTAGCTTTTGCTTCTAAAGTAAAGCTAGCTGGTTTTCCATATGCATCTTTAGTTTTACCCGCCGTTTCAAAACTTACTGTTACTGGTGCTGATGTAAAATTATATACTTCAATTTCCGGTCCATTTATCCATTTAACATTACCTTTATCTTTTCCAGGTCGTGTATTAACTAAAAGGTCATCTCCATCGGCTTGTCCTTTTGTTGTTACCTTTACTGATATATCTTGTCCAACTTGTGCACCTTCGGCTTGTTTTGATTCTTTACCAATTAGTGTTTCTCTTAAAACCTCCAATTCCTGTTCCAATGCTTGGTTTCTTGCAAATAAAGAAACTCTTTGAATTGCTTCTGCCGTTCCCTTTTGTATAGAATTTTGTAACTCAGTTATTGTGCTTGTAATTTTTGTTGTTAGTTGTTGAGTTTGGTTTTGCGATGCTGCTACATTTAAATTTTGTAAATCTAAATCAACTCTTAAACTTTCAGATACTATTTCTACATCTTGTACTTTGGCTCTTAATTGAAAAACCAAAGTAGTAAGGTCTATAACCTGTTCTGTTAAATCAATTACAGATTGAGTTACTTCATTATATATTGGTCTTGGAACTCTATCATCAAATGGAGGAGCTTCAGGTGGAAGTAATTCAAATATTACAGTATCGACAGATTTTACTAGCTCAGTTTCGTTATACTTTGGTCTTGTTAATTGCCCAGATATAACACCATCGGCTCTATTTGCTTGGTCAAATGAATAAACACCAAATTCATTTCTAGAAATGGCAGGTGAACTAGAACCACTTATTAGAAGTTCACTTATTAATGTTTCATTTTGTAATCCTGTTTTTGCCATTTTTAATTTTTTACAATTCTAAATGTTATATCATTATCAAAATATTGAGTATTACCATCAATAGTTACTTTGAATTCTATTTTATACGTTCTGTCCGCTTCCCAATTTGAAAGATTTAAATTTATATAATTTCCGTTTGAATCACAACTAATTTTAGAAAAATTAGAAAAAGGAATTATAATATCATCCGATTGAGCATCTTTTATTTGGTAATATGAAGTTGTTGGGAGATATTTAGAAGTATTGTAGGCAAATGAATTGGTAAATGTTTTCACAGGATATAATTCTCTACCAAATATTCGTACTTTAGGACTAGTTCCTACTTTAATTTCACTTTTTAAATTAGTAACTCCAACTTTAATATCTTCCGCTGATAATGGGATTAATGAACCAGTTATAAACGATTGGTCATCCCAACCGATTCTAATTTTTGGTTGATATATAGTATTTGTTTCTTTACTAAATAATTTTATTGCACCATAATCCTGTGTATCAACCTCTTTATTAAATGCGTGTCTTAATATAATACCATCATTTGGTATAGAACCACTCATCCAATTTTTTAATAAAGATTTTATATTCATATCAATATCGGCAGTTTGATAACTAAATGATTGAGATGCTTCGTATTGAGTCCACCAAGTACCACCACCACCATTATTTTGACTTGCTGATGTAAATGAATTGAAATTATTTTCCAACCAGTCTAATTTAGAATCTCCCTCTCTATAATTCCAAGTTACACCCTGTGTTGATATATTATCAAATCTAGTACCAATACCCATTTGCCAGCTTCCTGAGATTGGGTTTGCAAAAATTGTATATTCTAAAGGAATTTCTTCACTTTTTGTTTCTTTTAAAATAAGAGTTGCTTCATCTAATTTTATTGTACCATCGGATATTGATGCCGATATAAAGCCTAATTCAAATTTTAATAATGCATGAGATATATCTTTTACATTACCATAATATAATTTGCTTATTTCTAATATCTCATCCAAACCTGTATTTTGGTTTGGTTGTTGGAGATAGACCGTTGCATCTTTTGATGCTGTTAATAAATAGTATGCCATTATCTTACTCTGCCTTTTATGTCCCCATCAGGAAACTTAATTTCAAAAACTGAAGGGTCTAATGATGGATATACAATTTTATCTTTAGTTGCCGCTTCGATGTTATACGAATTTGGTGAATATCTACCACCACATTTATTTGTAATTTTCACAAGTGGAACTGATGAAACACCTTCTACATTTGCTAATAACAATTCGATTTCATTTAAATTAATAGTTTGATTAAACTGCCAATTATCTATACTAAAGAAATCTTTTACTTCACTTATACATTTTGTTAATACTTCATTTTTATTATAATTTGGATATGTTATAATTTCAAACTCAACACCAATATTAATTACAAAACCATCATTCATATTTATACCATCGGTTAACATTCGATATTCATTAATGTATGTTTTAAGATTTTCTTTTACAGCTCTGTTTAACGGTGTTAAATTACCATTTATATCATACCCCAACAAATACAAATTTATTGCAAATGGATTATTTTTTTCATTTTCATTTGAAGTTTTACCTATTAAAAATTTTGTTATTTCTTCTTTTATAGATTGCTCAGTTGGTTCTAAATCATCCGGTTTGTTTACAAAATCAAGTACCAAATCGGTAAATTGTTGTAAATTATTTGGCGATGCTAATATAGATGAAGGTGAGTTATTATCCAATGTACCATCCGCAACAGCATATGCTTTTGCTATAGCTCCATATTTTGATGGCATTGATAATACTCGAATTTGATAATCTTTTGCAGTTACTGCTCTATTTTGAGCTCCAAAATTTGCTAATGCGTTTTGTCTTATTTCTTCTATTGTTTCACCACCTCTACCACCAACTGCGGGTATATCATTATCAACTGCTAATGAATTTTTTGCAGAATTATAAAGTGAAAGTTGTGCTCTTGTAAAAGAAGATAAACTTTCTTCAAATTCAACCCCATTAATTCTTGTTAATTCTCCAGCTGCAACGTTTGAATTAATACCTCCACCTGTATAATATTTTACAGTTATCGTTGTATTTGATGGCGAAGTGCCATACGTTTTTGTTTTTAAAAAGTTTGTTGGGTCAAATGATTCTTCTAATCTACTAATAGAATTTGGCAATCCTAATCCAACATTCTTTAAGTTTGGAATTAATTGTTCATCAGATGCGGTTGGGTCTCCTGCACCAAATTCAATTGTAATTGTACTATCTTGATTTACTCTAGTTGTAAATCTTTTTGGCGTTTTTATTGTTTTTAGAATATATGGCACCGTTGATTTAAACTGATAAAGGTCTGAATCGTTAGCTTCGGTATTTGGATAATCAATAAATACCATTTCTTGTCCTAAATATGGAACTTCATACCATTTGTTATTATTAGAATCTCTACAATCATATATTTCGATTACATTTGTTTCCGGTAAATCGATTGTTCTAAAATTTTCATAAGCTCCAAATGTTACTTCTTTTTGATTTCGTACCGCCGATATTGCTTGTACATATTTTTTTATTAAATAAAATGTAGGTTCTCCTGTAAGTACATCTCTCTGATATATGGTTGTCTCTCTGTCAATTTCATTTGAAAAATCTACCATATCAGTTGTTATAAATTGAACCGTACCCGCTTTGTTTGCAACAACCATACCTTCTTTTATTTTTAAATAAAATGTATCGTCTGGTATGTTATTAGGACCAATCCCAATAGATGGTACTAATTGATAAACTGATATTGTTGTTACCGCTGGTGATGTAATTTTTGGTTTATATCCTAAATATTGTGCAAGAGCTATAATACTCTGAATATCTTCTGCATACGGCATCAAAGATTCTTTCAATGTATCATCAGTATAATACGCCAAAACATCACCCACATAAGATGCCATTTCAATGAAAAGCATACCTGGCGATGATTCGTTAAAATCCGCATATGTCTTTGGAAAATAGTTTTTTGTAAAATCAATAAGATTTGCTCTAAATGCCGCAAAATCTTTATTAAGGTACTTTATATCTTTTCCTTTGTTTTTAAAATTTTTATTTATTGTTGTTATAGCCATTATGTTTGTACATTAAAAGTTACCGTATCTAATATTTGTGTATCCGATATTCTAAATGAAACTGATACTTCAACCTTATTATTATCTTTATAATCGTTTGGTTGTTGGATATTAATAGTTTCTACATTTACAAATGGTAACCATTTAGAAAGTGTATCAACAATAGTATTTTCCAAGTTATCAGCAAACAATTCATCATTCATATTAAATAATAATTCTTGAATACCACTTCCAAATTCAGGCTGCATTAATCTCTCAAATCTTTTTGTAAGTAATAAATTTTTAATATTACTTTTAATCTGGTCAGCAGTTACAAAACTTTGATTAAAAGCAGTATTTCCTATTTGAATAGGTAATGTTATACCTATTGCATAATCTTCAAACTGTTTTGAATCAATTACTAACTTTTTACCAAGTATTACTGCCATTATTATTTTTTAAATCTTTTTACAAGTTCTGAATAATCTCTATTTAGTGCTTTATCTAATTCAGGTACTCCGGTGTTTACACCTAATCCTGTTGGAGAAGGTCCTTTTACCAAATCACCATACCCCATTTTTTCAGCTATTGCAGTTTTACCCACAATTGAACCCATATCACCTTGTCCAAAATTCATTGTTCTAAACCCACCATCACCTTGTGGTATTCCACCTCTTGTTTCATTAAGGATTTGGTTAATCATTGGGTTTTTACTAAAAGTTTTTTGTGGTACTTTTTGTTTAACGGATTCCATAACAGCATCATCTTCTAAAATAGCTTTAGCCATTGATAATCCAATTGGCTGTGGTTTAGTTGATTGTTTTCCTTCTGCTAACATTTTTTTCATTTCAGCCTTCACACCTTCCTTAATTAAAGCGGGTAATTGCTCTTTTAATTCCTCTTTAATTAGGATTTGAATGGCTTGTAATAATTTCTCAGTATTCATATGTCCTTATTTGTTATGTTTATAAATATTTGAATTGTTATTTTTGGTAATTATGTCCAAAGTGTTGGGTCTTTTTGTAATTCTTCCCAATACTTTGTGAATTTTTTAATTCTATCATCTATTCCATTGTATCCACCATTGATACGTTTTGTTACCACTTTGATTGTGGTGATAGAAGAATCTACGCTTTTATCACCCAATCTATTTGATTTCCAGAATAAACAAGCGGTGTCTGCATAATATTTTGTAGCTACTTCTGCTGGATTCCCAACAAAGTCAGCCCCTGCAATTGGTCCATATTTCTTATAATTTGCTCTACCTGTCAGTTGTATATATCCCCTTCCTTTATAACGAACACCATCGCCGGGCTGAGTGTTACCTAAATCTTTTCTTCCTTCATATGCTGTTCCTGATGCTATTTCTTCTTTATATATAAAATTACCCGATTCGTGATTTGTTTGTGCTAAAAAATGTGCTCTTTCCAAAGGTGTTTTACCAACTCCATATTTTCTCATAGCCAAAACTAATGCGTCTGGTACTTTAAGTTTACTTTTATAATTTGGAACACGTTGAATGTCATCTTTTGGCAAATCGTCCTCTTTTAATTCCGAAGGTGTTGGTTGATTATTAGCATCTTCTATAAGACGTTGTTCACTTAATTCTAATGATTGTAGTTGTGGTTCACTACCCAAATTTACCTCAAACGCAATTGCCGTAGATTCGTTTATATTAGCTCCTTCCAATGATGCATTTTCTGCTACTACCAATTGTGCATCATTCATTACAATTGGAGTTGTATCCACTTCCGGTGTTTCCGGTAAAGCAGGACCACCACCTGGCGTAGCTGGGGCTACTTGATACCCCGTCCAAGGTAATACACCTGGTGCGGGTGTTAAAACTGGTGGGTATAATGAAAGTGTATTAACTATTCCACTAACAGTAGATAAATGGGCAGTTGCGTAATTAATAAAATCATCAATTATTAACGTTGTATTATTATTTGGTGGTATTACTGACATTTTATGCTGATTTACTTTTAACGGACTCTACCGCCGCTATACCATTATCATTTAATCTCCACAATGCAGCTGAAGATTTTAAGCATCCACTGGTATGAATTTTATTTTGTGAAAAATCACTTACCCATTTAAATCCTGTCCAAACTTGGATATGCCCATAGTCTTTGCTCTCATAACCATTTACTAAAATATCCCCAATTTGCCATTGCGTTTTATCGGCTACAAACTTATCGAAATCAACACGCACTTTATCATTATAATACGTCTTACCACCAATGTTTATAGCAAAACTACTTCTACCACCACCGGTGGATGGGTTTTTAAATGAAAACCAATCTGCATTACCACTTATTCTGCCCAATCCACTTATACCGGTTAACGCAACTACAACCGCTTGAGTTCCTTGCGGACACAGTCCATGAACACCCTTTATATAATTACTTCTTAAATTTTCATATTTAACTCTATCATTTTTACCCAATTTAGGCGCCCATGCTCCTGCAATTTTTAATAATTCATCAAGTGTTTTATATCCACTACTTACTAATTTTGCTTGTTCTTCTTTTTTCTCTGGAGTATCTGGTTCGGTTTTTAGAATATTTTGTTCGTATAGTGCATTATCAAGTACTTCGGCTACTACGTTATCCATTTCTAATACAATAGGATAAGTATCAGTATCACCATATTCAACCAGTGGCTCGGTTTGTAGTTGTAATTCAATTTGTTCAAGATTAGGTGCAATAATTTCTTGTACTTCAGCACTATTCTTATCTAATGGGACCTGACTCCAGTCCAATTGTTCATAGGGATTTGGTGGAGAAGGAACAGATACAGCTGGTGCCCATACACCCGCATTTGTAACTAAATTTGAAGTAACCCCAACATTGCTAGTTGAACCTGGTGCTGGTATCAATGGTATTGGAAAGAGGTTTAATTGAGCACCTTGCCAATATGCGATAACTCCCTTTCCCATTTCTCCAACTAAATCATATGGAGTATTTGATGTTAGTCCTTTTAGTAAAGCGGCTTTAAATAACTGCTGCATAATTTCAGTATTACCTTTACTGATTGCAACTTTATTTATAGTATCTCCGCCTCGTTTCATACACATATCATACTCATCCGCATACAATTTTGCAACGGTATCAATATCTTGAATCGAATCTGGAGCGTTTGCTCTCCTTAAAATATTTTCTTTAAAAATTTGCCAAGACATATTAAGAAGTTTGATTTAATCTACTCAATATATTATTTAATTTTGATTTTATAGAACCAAATTGAGAAATGTTAGTAGGCCCATTAGCGCTTGGCCCGGATGGTGTTAGATAAATTTGTTGTGTTATCGCATCAATCAATTCTGCCAATATATCAACTAATTGTTGTCCTTTTACCATAGGCTCCAACGCTTCACTTCCTAAAAATATAGCACCCTTACCGGTAACCATATTAATATCTTTATCGTTTGTAACAATATGAATATCATCCCCTACACTCACATCAATACCTAATTTATTATCAATTGACATTGCACCATCAGAAATAAATCCATAATTTTTTTTTGAAAAAAATAACATTTCTGCATTTTTTGCCGAAAGTATTATTCTTCCTGAATTTATTAATATTTGGTCGCCAATTAACTTAGTTGGATATTCTCCAAATGAATCAGGTTTAGTTCCAAAGTTTGTTTTACCTTTATCGTCAATTACTCCTGGAACAAATGGCAATTGGTATTGACCAGATGTTAACGCTATTATACTACCATCTCTATTAATATCTTCTTCAGTACTTAGTTCTGCTGCTTTTTTTCCACTTTCCGCATTCTCTCCGTTTCTTAAAATTATTGTTGGTGAAAATTTATTTCCAACGTTATTAAATCCTGAAAATCGTATAGATTGTCCAAATCTAGTTTCAATTAGAGAATCACCTTCATATAATTTTAACCTGTGGATATTTTCCTGCGTATCATAATATTTTCCATAACTTCCTTCTGCATTTGCACCTTCTGCATTTGTCTTAGTTATTCCCGTTTCCGATACCTCTTTATAAGAACCTACAGTTTGTTGTTCATTCTGTTTTGGTACAACTACTTTTTGAAGTGCGTTTTTAAAAGCACTTTTTGTTGGATTTTCATCCAATCCAATTCTTCTGTAATAAAAAGAGCCTGCCTGACCTTCATATATTTCAACGAGTTCACCTACAATTGGAATATTTTTGAAATTTTTATCAAATGGATGTGCAATTGTTCGTGATGCTGGGTCGGTATCCATTACACCATCATCCGAAGTTTTAAAATGTATAGAACCAATTGGCTGTGAGCCTATTTTTTTAGCTTTGGCGTAATCTGCGTTTTCATCAAGTAATACCTCAAGTACCCATCCTACTTTTTTAGAAGATGCATCTGGTTTTGATGATAAATTATTAGAGGATTGTACTCTAGCATTTGATAATCCCATATTACTTTATTTTCTTTTTTAAATCTTCCAATTCAAATTCTAAATTATCTACTCTTTCTACTTCTTGCTTAGTTTCTTCTAATTCTTGAAGTAATTGATTCTTTTCAAATTCAGATAAAAACCCATCTTGTCCTTCAGTTTTCTTTTCTGCTGCTATGATTCTTGTTGCTATCGTTGCCAGTTTAACTAATTGGTCATCGTTTTTAACCGAACTATCAATTAAAGATGATATTATAGGTCCTACACTAGCTACATCGCCAGCATGTCTAATCATTTTTTTAAGTTCTTCTATTAAACTACTTATCCTCGCTTTCTTTGAAGTTTGGTTGTTATAGATATCTTCGAAAAGAGAACTTAAATTTTTTCCTTTAAATAATTCGTAATCATTTGACATATTAATATATTTACATTTTGTATGTATATAAATATGGTTCTATTAAAATGTTGAAATTAAATTGCGATTACCTCAATAGTAATCTTAGGTTGATATCCTTCAGGTAGTTTTCTAGTAATACCTTTAAATCCATCTACCTTATCCTTAAAATAAGTTATTTGTAATATACGGTCTGTTAGATTCATTACCGTTTGTGAAGAAGTAGACATCTCTTTGGTGTCTCTTTTCATATTTAAAAATGGTCTATTTGGAAAGTATTCCTTTCTCATTGCTGCTGATATTTCCGTCCAATCATTAACTTTATCAACTGATTTTTCGGCTGAGATTTTTCTCATTTTTGAGCTTAAATATTTTTCCCCATTTGTATATCCCGCATCGGTAAATAAGTGTCCGTGATTTGTACGAACAACCGATGATTCGGTGTTTTGTATTTTAATATCAGGTTTATGCTTTGATGTAGTTTCAATACTAACCATATGCTTTGGAGATGATATAAATGTATGTCCTTTTAATGCTAATGTACTTTTACCTTTGTATGTTACAGCTGCTTTAATAGCTTCTTTAAGAGTTGGTTGTTTAATGATGTTTCTCATCTTATCACCATCGGGTCCAGGTTTACCACCTTTCTTTACAATCTTATGTTCGGCTTCATCGTGTCCAACTAATAGTGCGGAGTTTACAACACCAATACCATTTTCATTCAAACCCTCACTCCAATCAGTTGTTAAATCATGCAGATACGCAACTTCAATACCATCGATGATAGTGTGCACAATTTCTAAAGATGGATTATAAGCCCTATCTCTATTTTTTGCAAGTATAAATTTATCGTTGATTTCTTTGGATACGATAATACACTCTAAAAGTTTCATTT